CTTTGCTTGGTACGCCTACATCGGTAACGCTAACCAACGCAACTGGCTTGCCACTTACAACGGGCGTAACGGGTACTTTGCCTATTCTTAATGGCGGTACAGGGCAAACAACTGCTAACGCGGCTTTCAATGCTTTAGCACCTAGCCAAACAGGTAATAGCGGTAAATATCTTACAACCGATGGTACGGATACATCTTGGGCATCAAACCCATTGGGTACGGTTACTAGCGTTGCGGCTACAGTTCCATCATTCTTGTCTATCAGCGGTTCACCCATCACAACAAGCGGCACATTAGCGTTTGGTTTGTCGGGTACTGCATTGCCTACTACTAGTGGTGGTACAGGTCTTACATCGTTTACCGCTAACGGCGTTGTTTATGCTTCATCATCTAGCGCATTAACTACAGGTTCTGCGCTTACTTTTGATGGTAATGGTGCTTTAAAGGCTACTGGTTCAACAGATGGTTTTATAAGCACGACATTTGTAAACACAAGCACTGGCACAAACGCAGTCAATAGAATACAAATTGGAAATAATAGTTCTGATGGCGCAGGACAAATTGTTATTTATGGTTCAAATCATTCAACATTGTCAAATGTAATGGACATTAACAATGCCAATAATGCGGCATTGCGTTTTCTGACAAATAACACCGAACGTATAAGTATTACTGCAACTGGAATTTTCAAAAAATCTAGTGCAAATGGCGGTTTGCAATTGATGGATGGCAACACTGCTGGTGGTGTCAAGATTGGTGCATACACTTCAAACTTTCTTGATAATGGTTATTTGGCTTTTGAAGGCTATTCCATTGAATATGGAAGATTTACTGCAACAGGTACATTTCAAACAAATTATGACGCATCCATCAATGGCGTAACTGTAGGTCGTGGTGCGGGTGCTTTGTCTTCCAATACTGCAATTGGAATTGATGCGCTTCGCGTTAACACTACAGGAAGTGGGAATACCTCTATTGGTTATGGCACTCTTTACGACAACATTGATGGTGTTAGAAACTCCGCACTTGGCGTTTCTGCTTTAGAAAACAACACCTCTGGTAGTTACAACACTGCGCTTGGGTATCAAGCGTTATTTACAACCACCACCACTTCTAACAGTACCGCTGTGGGTTATCAGGCTGGGGTAAACCAGACTGGCGGAAGAAACACATCAATTGGCATTTCCTCAGGAGCTGGTGTTGTTGGCTCTGCCACAACTTCGCAAAGCACGTTTGTCGGATTTAATGCTGGTGTTGGTGTAACAAGCGGTAGTTACCTTGTTTTTGTTGGTGACTCAGCGGGCGCCTCAAACACCAGCGGTTCGTACAACATTGCCATCGGACAGAATGCCAGCGCGCTCAACTTGTCTGGCAGTGGCAACGTGTCTGTTGGGGGTTTTGCGCTTCAGGCTAACTTGGCGTCTAACAACACCGCAGTGGGTTATCAGGCGGGGTATAACGTAACCACTGGTGGTGAAAACACTTTCCTTGGTCGTCAGAGCGGGTACAACGTCACCACTGGAACGCTAAACGCTTATATTGGCACTGCGGCTGGCCCCGGTAGCGGTAATGCAAGCACTGGAAGCTACAACGTTTCGCTTGGTTACGCAACGCTTGGCTCGTTGACTAGCGGCAACTACAATACAGCAATAGGCGCTAGCGCACTTCAATTTAACACCACAGCATCTAATAACACTGCTGTAGGTTATCAAGCGGGGTATTCAAATCAGACTGGTACTCAAAACGTATTTTTAGGGTATGGCACAGGGTATACAAATTCATCTGGCTCTTATAATACTTACATTGGAATGCAAACAGGTAATTCTGCAACTGGCAGTACCAACCTTTTTGTAGGTTACAACTCTGGTTACAACATGACCACGGGTTCAAAGAACACCATTATTGGCGCATTTACAGGCAACCAAGGTGGCCTAGACATTCGCACCCTGTCGAATTACCTTGTTCTCAGCGATGGTGACGGCAACCCCCGCATTTATCACAACGGTACAACTGTTGTAATTCCAAGTTTGCCAACATCCTCTGCTGGACTGCCGTCAGGCGGCTTGTATGTAGTTGCTGGCGCTTTAATGGTGGCATGATGATTACCCAACAACAAATCTTAGAACTGCTTGAATACAAAGATGGCAGTTTGTTTTGGAAGGTAAAGCCTGCCAAGCAGATTGCTGTTGGTAAAGAGGCGGGTTGCGTCAATAGTCATGGATATAGTGTTATTCGTATTAATGGCGTATTGCACAGAACGCATCGCATTATTTTCTTAATGCACCACGGATACCTGCCGAAGTACATTGACCACGCTGACAACAACAGGCTAAACAACAAAATTGATAACTTACGTGAGGCGACTGCTTGTCAAAATGCTTATAACAAACCAGCACAATCAAACAACAAATCAGGTGAAAAGGGAGTGCGGTGGCACAAACAGATTCAACATTGGTGTGTTGAAATTCAGGTCAACAAGGTTAAACACTATCTTGGCATCTACAAAGATTTAGAACTTGCTTCCTTGGTAGCATCCGAAGTAAGAATTTTGTATCACGGCAAATTTGCCAGAATTTAAAAGGAAATTAACATGACAAACTTTACAACCACAATCACAGCGATGTACACAATCCAACAACCCTCACCTGACTATGTTGTTAATGCAATTTGGCAGGTAGAAGGGGTATCTGGTGAATACACAGCATCTATCGGTGGAAACACGCAGTTCAATTCTGCTGACCAAGAGGGTGCAATAACTCCTTATGCTGACCTGACAGAAGCAATTGTTATTGGTTGGATTCCTGAACAGCAAATGACAAGCGCACAGGCTTGCGTTCAAGGGCAAATTGATTCTATGATTACGCCGCCTGTTTCACCGCAAAATACAGCGTTGCCTTGGGCATAATAAGTATGGGTAAACCGCCAACCCTAATGGCGGCATCTTTTTAGGAAACGAAAATGCAAGACATTACATTAACTCTGTCTGTTGAAGAAACAAACGCAATTCTGCAAGTGTTAGGCGATTTGCCTACCAAAACGGGCGCATGGAACTTGGTGGTAAAAATCAAGGGCCAAGCCGAACAGCAAATGAAAGTATCGGAAGATGTCGTTCAATGAAACTGATGCGCGATTAAATAGCCATGAAGCGGTTTGCGCTTTACGCTATGAGCAAATCAATGCCCGCCTAAAACGCCTTGAAGGAATTTTAATCAAGGCTTGCGGCATCATGCTATGCGGCATGGCGGGCGTTATATGGGCATCGGTGATGAAATGAACGATTTTGCCGATGCAATCATTATTGCCGCGGTAATCGCTTGCTTCATCATTTGGGGTACATACACAATCATTTGGATTTGGCAATGATTCCCTTAGACCCCATATCGGCGCTAGAAGGCTTAGAAAAAGCCGTTAGCCTTGTTAAAAAAGCGCAAGCCGTAGCCAAAGATATTGGCGGCTTATCGGTGATGGTCGGGCGCTTGTTTGATGCCGAAAGCAACGCGACCAAATCCATGATTGCCGCCAAACGAAGCGGTGGTAAATCCAATTTTGAAATTGCGATGCGTATTGAAAACGCATTGATGAATAGTAGAAATCTACAAAAACAACTTCAATTACTCTATATGCAAACGGGTAATATTGATGTTTACAACAAGATGATGGCGCGTAAACTTGAAATGGATAGGGAAGATGCCATTGAAGCGCGTAAGTTAAAAGAAGAAGAAAAGAAACGCAAAGAAAAAGAACAAGAACAAATGACATGGGCAATTGTTATTGTCGTATCTGTTTTGTTTTTTGGCGCTATTGGTTGGGGTATTTCTGAAATATCCGAACTATGCGCTAAATCTAGGTGCGGTAGGTGAATGAGTACCAAAAGCAATTTGACCAATGGCTAAAAATCTTTGTGCGTATGTGCATTGCTTGGTATGCCGTTGGATTCCTGAAATTTTTGCCTGATGCGCTTGCCGATAAGGTGGTTTCTAAATTTTTGTCAATGATTGGGTTAGCATGAGCGAAGAAAAACCATCAGACATATTGAGTAAGGTTTTATCTTATGTTGATAGCCCTTTTAAATTGTTTGCCTTGTTGCTGATGGCGGTATTTGCTTTTTCGGGCTACTTCATTTGGCAAAACCAATCTTTCTTATTTGAGGCATACAAAGAAAACAAAAAATTGCCGATGATTGCCGATGACCGTGCTGAAGATGTTGTAGCGCATTTGTTTAAAAACACCGATGCAACCGTTATTGCAATCTTTAAAGTTAATCCGTTATTTGGCACAAGGGTTTTGTTTAGGGCTTATACCCGCGATGGTCGCGACAAAACGCATGAAGGTTTAGATGTTGGATTGTTTACGCAAAGTTCTGCTAATAACCGCGATGTTGTGGCATTGATGGCTAATGAAATACCGTGTAGCGAATACGCCGTAGCGCAAAGTGAAATTGGGCTTTGGTACATTGAAAAGGGCGTAACCTTTGGATGCCGAATAAGCGTACCGCCCGAACAAGGGCGTTTTGTTGGACAAATTACCGTGGGTTGGGCAAAAGAACCGACCGACTTAGATAAGGCAAAAAGTATGCTGCAAATTGCCAGTACGATGTTAAGTAAAAGTAAACAATAAGGGGAAAGTTATGGATTGGTTAAAAACTATTGCGCCTACGATTGCCACAGCGATGGGCGGCCCTTTGGCGGGCATGGCGGTTGATGCTATCGGTAATGCGTTAGGCATGAAAGACGCGACCAAAGAACAAGTTAAGGATTTGCTTGCAAGCGGCACATTAACTAGCGACCAAATGGCAAGCATTAAACAAGCCGATGCAAGCCTAAAGGTTCGCATGAAAGAACTAGAAATCGATATGGAAAAGGTACACGCGGGCGATAGAAATTCTGCGCGTGAAATGGCGGCTAGAACTGGCGATGTATGGACACCGCGAATCATGGCCTTGGTGGTGTTTATTGTTTGGGGTGCAGTTAACTACAAATTGTTTAACGGCACAATTAACGGCGATATGCGGGAACTTGTCGCCCGTGCCTTGGGAACTTTAGATGCGGTGCTGATGGCAGTAATTTATTACTACTACGGTTCATCATCTAGTAGCGCGGCAAAAACTGAAGCAATGCAGGGGAAAAAATGAACTTAACTGAACACTTTACTTTAGAAGAACTAACGCATACTGACCATCGCACATTAGACAATACGCCAAACGATGCAGAACTGGAAAACATAAAGCGCCTTGCCGAATTTCTAGAAGAACTTAAAACCGTGTTGGGCGGCAAACCCATCATGGTTAATTCGGCGTTTCGTTCTAAAGCGGTTAACGATGCGGTTGGAAGTAAAGACACATCACAACATCGCATTGGTTGCGCCGCTGATATACGCGTACCTAGCATGACCCCCGACCAAGTGGTTAAGGCGGTAATTGCATCAGATTTAGGTTATGACCAAGTAATCCGCGAATTTGACCGTTGGACACACATTAGCATCCCTAATGAAGCGGTACGCGCACCCCGTAAACAAGCCTTGATTATTGATAAACAGGGTACACGCGTTTACTCTTAACTTTCTTTTACAAAGATGCCATCTTTAGTTAGATGGCCTTTGCGGTGTTTGATTTCATCGTATGCGCCTTTAAGACATTCGACCAAATCCAAATCAGCACAAGCGCAACCCATAATCAGCGTAACCAAAATATCGCCGTAGGCATCTTTCATTGCAGCAATATCTTTATCTTCAATTGCTTCAAACAATTCGTTTAGTTCTTCTTGGGTTTTCATTGCTTGAGCATAAGGCGTACTATTCTGTACGATGCCGCGGGCTTCACCCCATTGGATAACTGCTATTTCTGTATTTGCGTAACTCATTTTTGCCTTTCAATATTCTTGCTGAAAATAATAATTGTCCCAATATTCTTTGTCTAATACTACATTTTTAACGCTACCAATTGTTACAAGTTGGGCATCTTGCATTACAACCCGCGAATCCCTACACCAAATAACTTTTGGCACGGCGTGAGTACCTTTAAGGAAATTGATTCCTTTGCGGGTTGCACGATACAAACCCGACCTAGTAGGGCCGTGTTCAACCAATCCAAACCATTCAAGCCGTAACGCTAAAACTGCTGCATCGCCAGTTAATTGTTTTTTACTGCCCGTAGAAATCTTTACCCAATCGTTTTGTTTTGCAATGTATTCCAACAATGCAACTTTAGATTTGCACATCCGATGGGGATTTAGTTTTCTTATTTTTTGACCACAACATTCGCAATAGTTTGTGCCATGCGTATCTTCATCGTATATATCTTTTGTCATATCTTGTCCTATAAGGCGGGGGTACTAGCGTTCGTCCGGCAGAATTGCCCGCGTTCCCCCCATTGTTCAAAACGGCACATCATCCATTTCATCAGGCATAGGCGCGGCTTGGCGCTGCGGTGTGCGTGGTTCAAGCGGCGGTTTAGCACTTAACCAACCATCCCAACTAACGGGGATGTGGTCAATTTTTAAACTAATACCTTGTTGGCCTTTATCCCAAAGCGTACCAATTTTAGAAAAGCGTTTTTTGTTGTTGCCTTGGGCATCGGTGTATTCACCAACTACAGCGATAAGGTCTAATTTAGTTGACATGGTTCAATCTTTCATTCAGTTTAAAAATCTTTGCATCAAGTTCGGCTAAGAACTTTGTTACTTCTTCTTCTAGCATTGCCACATATTCCGCATCGAGTTCAACGCGTTTAACAAACAGTTGTAACCCGTTTGGTAATCGTGGGTCAAACGATACGAAATCGCACCATTCGCCGTGTGTACAAGCCATTTGCCATTGCATTTGTGTAAAGTATTTTGTCGGCACTTGATTGTTTAACAATGTATCAATGTGCGTGGCGGTGTTTGGGCATTTGATTTCTAACAATCCATAAGCACCTACCAAGCCATCAGGCGAAGCCCCTGCGCGTTCAATGATGGGATGGGGAACATACCCTACTTGGTCAACCAATACATCGGCATACGATTCATACGCGGCACGGGCAAACGGTTCGGTTTCTGTACCCCATTGCATAGCCGCATTGCTATACGATTCTGCAACCGTGTTAGTCATGCGTTCGCAAATCAATTGCGCCATGTAATTTTCGCGTGATGCTGAATAACCGCTTTTTGTTTTTGCAATTACATCAGCAACGCGGGATGCCGTGACATTACCCAAGCGGGCGGCAAACCATTCGGGCGTACCTTGTTCAACTTTTTGAATCATTTTGAACTCCTAATTGTTCCAAAGTTAAAGTAGAACGGCAAAATTTTGCAACTTCTAACGCATCTTCAACTTGGGCATCGCGCCATATTTCTTCATTGTTCCAACGATTAGTATCACCGCAAAGAACTTGCAATATCAATTTGTTTTCTACACTTCTAAAACGGATTTGATAAATCATAGTTTTGCCTTTACTTTATCTTTGGCGGCAATCACTTTCTTTTGCCAATCAGAATTACCGTTACAAGCGGCATAAGCGGCTTTGTAGGCGGCTTTTAATTGCTCTTGGTCGGTTGATGCGTCAATAGCCGCTAAGTGGTCTATAAGGGCGCTTTCATCTACATTTTTTGCAGGGATAGTTGCTAACGCGCCATCATCATCTTCAGGTGCAATACCACAAGCCGCCATCAACGAACCGCGGCGGGCGTAGGTCAATGCCGACATATACGCGGGCGGGTCATTCTTGACTACGGGAAACTGTAGAACGCCACAATCAATTGTTTCGCCTGATTCATGGACAAAGATGGTTTCAACCATTACGCCGCCTACACATTCACGGGTTTTTTGCACAAGGGCAATGCCGTTATTGTTTAGGGCATCTATAACCGCTTCAACACACGCGGCAAGGTCAGCGTACTTGTTTTTGAAATGCGGGTTATAGGCGTTCTTTAAAGCGGGTGCAAATGCCTTTTGTGCTTGCACCAATGCCGTGGCGATTTGTTTCATTCTGCGCTTTCTAAATAATTTGTAAGGCGTTTGATTCGGTCGGCGTGGTAATCCGACATACGGCGGGCGTATTCCATGCCGCTTTGGGCTTCTAGGAATCTGCGCTTTGCTTCTTCAAGTTCTTTAGCCGCAAGTTCTTTGGGTGATGGCAATTGCCACAGGGATTGGATGCGTTCAATAAAGTTCATGTTTAACCCCTCCAAGCCAACATTACGCCCCAACCACCAAAGATGATGATTGCCAAAGCACATTCAATTATTGTGGTGATGATTTTTTGTTTCATGTTTTATCCTTTGAAAATTTGGCAATGGCATCCGCGTTTCACCATAAGGGAAACAAAACCAAGCGCTTTTGTAAGAGAAGTAAATTCAATGTGTGACCAATTGTTTTGTTCATTGGTTGTGTTGAATTCAACTATATAAATTTGCTTCATGTTTTCTCCTATAAGACCCCAAGAAGTTCGGGGCATGGCTCGATTATACGCGACAAATAAACAGGTAGGTCAACACCTTGTTGAAAAGATTTTAACAAATTGTTGAATTATTTGCAGATTGTTGCTAAGATACAACTATGAACAAAAACCTAGAATCTGACAAAGCAATGATTGCCACATTGGGCGGCCCT